ATAGATTTCATTAGTTCTTCCACCGTGTATAGATGGAACTCTTATAGTTCGAGTTCTATTATCAAGTCTAGGAACTAGTGTAACGACACCTGTTCTATCTAATACTCCAAATGGATTAACATTTTCCGATCTTGTGGCAAGTGCTTGTTCTATCCAACCGATGGAGTCATATTTTAAAGTGATTAAATTTCCAGTTTTCTGAACATTTGGATCTAATAAGTCATAATTTTCCGATAAATCTAGTGTGCTCTCAGAAATTTGTGATGCTGGAATAGGTCTTTGTTTTAAAGTATTTGAAAAAACTGGAGGTCTAAGAGTTTTATTTCCAATTCTAGCTTTTGTTAAATTTTCATCTGATAATGAGTTGTCAGTAAAATCATCAACAAATATTCCAGATTTAAATCTACTATTTCCTGCAGAATCTTCAATAATAAGTGATTTTACTCCAAGTTCAAGTAAACTCAGAGAAGTAACTTTTTCTAAATTTTCTATTCTATCTTCAATTGATCCAATATCACGCATTGTATATCTTCTGTTATCAATTAACCTTACAAAAGCATCATCTACATTATAAAGATATGCTGGAAGTCTTACTTCGGCAAGATGCATTAAATCTACATCTTGATTTACGGGAGGTTCTGGATTTTTTGAAGAAATTCCTCTTCTTACTAAAATGTTCCCAAACTTATCAAGATAAACATTGTCAATTCTTGGTAGATAAAAGTCATAACCTACGACAGAACTTTCTCCAGATTTTAAATTAAATCGAGTCGAATTTGTAGTAAAAGTTCTGGAATCAAATGCAAAGGGAGATTGTGTTGTTGAAGAATTATTTTGAACTCTGGGTCTAAAATCGAGAACATCAGAAGCTTTTATATTTCTTGATCCTATTCGAGGAATATCTCTAGAATATCTATCTCTATCATAACTCAAAACTGTGAATACGTCACCATTATCCGATGATGGGACAGTATAATGATCGTATACGACCAAAAGTCTTCTTTCTGGAGTTTGAGAACCAACTCTTACTATTCTAGAATAATCATAATAATCATTTTTTTGTCCTTTATTAAGTCTAAAATTAGTTGTTACGTTTTTATAATTGCCTAAGGTAATTGATTGAATGGTAGATTCTATGTTAGATTCTCTAAATTTTACGGTTTCTCCGACTAAAAATGTCTCTTCATTTAAATATACAATTCCAAGATGATTTGAAGATTCTGCCGCTGGTGAAGAATTTGAATTTGATACAATTCTAGCAACAGCACCACTACTAGACCCTACAATATTTTCTCCAATGATTGCATTTGTTCCTACACTGGATATGCTGGAAAATTGAATTTCATCTAACAATGGGTCACCAGTTCCAGTCGATTCATATACAACTAAAATATTTGCAACATCAGGAACATCTAAAGAAATTTCTTCATCTTGAACTCTCAATCCGTAATATTGATTATAAATCAATCCGTCAACTATTGATGAAGATCCATTACCAACGGCAACAGACCCAGATTCTGGATATTTAGAAAGATTTATAACTTTTACGGCACTTCTAGTATATTCTTTAATTTTACTCTTGATACCAGTTTTTTTCAAAGTGGTATTTACAACAAGACCACCATTATCCGTGCTCTGATTGGGTAAAAGACCTCTAATAGTTACAGTATTTGTTGAAGAATCTATAGAAAACGCATCGGATGTAATTGTTCCAATTCCAGCACCACTATATCCTATTCCATATCTTTCCTGATCAAAAGATTCAAAGGTTACGTTAGTAATATCGGAAACAGAATCGGTGTCAAAAGTCAATACTCCGGAAGAGTCAGTTGTTTCTCCTGTTATTTGTTTTGATATTAACAATTGAGAATCTGAAAGGTCTATGGAAGAAATATTACTTTCTGGAAGTTTTGCGTAAAGGTATGAATCCTCACTGTTTCTTAATTTTGGAACTCTGAGTTCTGCTACATAATTTCCATTCGTAATTGTTCCACCTTCAAAAACACCAGTAACTGTGGAAAGAGTCCCGGCAAGAGTAAGAGATGTTAAATCACTACCTACAGTATTTACTCTATCATATTTCAAATCACCATCAACAATTACACTAATAATGTCTCCATATTTAAATCCAGTGAATAATTTGCCAGGACTTGTTAATGTACTTCCAGTAATATTAACTTCTGTTATTCCATTTGGAAATTTTTTAGATTCTAATACAGAGTCTGCTGTAAAAGTTTGAAACCCAACATGTCCAGATTGAGCAACAGATTTAACATCACTAGAACTATAAACACTGATACTTTTTACCGATACAGGTGTATCAATTCCATTGATTATTAATTGCTCACCAACTGCAAAAGTCCCTGAAGTTTGAGTAAGTGCAAAATTATCATCAGATGAAGAATTTACAACATATCCACTGGCACCACTGCTTTTTCCTTTTACAAAAAATGAAGGTTCTACAGAAATATCTCTATTTGTTGTAATTGTTGTATGTGTTTGTACATCATAAAGATAAAGATCCCACTGAGTAGAATCTCCAGAATATGCGGAATCTGTTAGATTGAAACCGTAAACTCTTGCTTTTCCAATTGTGTTTACACCAACACTATCACCTTTTAATTCCCTTCTCAAATCAATAGTTTCATTTTCCTTTAAAAATCCATTTACATTATTAATCCTCAATAAATTACCCATTTCAAATGGAATACCAACATTAGATGCACTTTGTGTATCTCTTGGTTTTTGGACATCAATGGATTGTGTCGAGTCAAACTCAACATCATATCCTGCTACATATGCCTTTCCAGGAGAAACCTGAAAACACATCAGGTTTTCAGAAGGTGCATTTCCTTGATCGGTAATTTCATCTTCTAAATATACACCATCATTAGAAATTCTATCATTTAATGATTCTTCAACATTTAAGGTGAATGGATCAATAGTATAATGTCCAGATTCATCATAAGTTCTTTCTGCAAAATAATCTCTTAATATATTATATGTCGTTTTATTGGATATTTTTTTAATTCTTCCATTTTCTACTCTGAGTATCTCTATAAAATCAGTATCACTTAAATCCGTTAATGGTTTTTTATCTAAAGTTAATCCAATTTTGAATCTATCTGCACCTGGAGAAGCAAAATTGCTAAATCCTTTTGCATTGTCAAAAAGTGAACTATCATCTTTCGAGTTTACAATATCTTCCGATATTCTTAGTCCTACTCTGTAAGATGGTGTATTTGTATAAAAATCTAATATAATTGTTTGCCTTGAAACATTTACAAAAGAACCTCTGACAAAATAAACACCGTTGTCAATAGACGCTGCAGATCCAACAGATGTTGCATTTACTCCCAATAATGAAGCAAATGTGGTTCCGGAAACAATCGTGGTGTTTCCATAGGTAACATTTTCACTGGCAAACAATGATTCGCCATCTTGAAATGTTGTTGTTTGAGAATCGAAACCAACATTAATATATTTGACGTAAATCGTCACATTGTCTACAAGACTACTATCTGAAGGCAAAGCTACGTACTGCACAGTAGCTGTGACACCAGAAAGTTGTCCAGTTATTGTTTTTCCAACAAAATTCTTTATATAAAGAGAAATATCTATTCCAAGATTTAATGTATTTAATCTTACCGCAGAAAATTGACTATCAAAAGTAACATCTCCAGGAAGAACCATTGATCCTTCCTTGAAAAAATTATTTCCAAAAGACTCTATCTGACCCTGTAAAATAGATTGAAGAGTTGTTAATTCTCTAGCTTGAACTGGATATCCTGGTTTGAATAAAACTTTATAAAAGTTTTTATTCTGATCAAAATCATCATAATATGGATTGATATTTAAATCGGTTTTTTGTGCCATCTTTTTTTAGAATTCCAGAATAATTTTAACGTCTTCTTTTTGTTTAGAGTCTCTCTGAACAATGGGTCGGTTGTCAATGTAAATTATATCCCCTGTCTTTTTATTTATCTCAGGATTTGCCAGTCCTTCTGTGAAAGTTACATCCAGATTAATTACTTTACCATCACTCGTAGTAATTGTGTTTGTGCCATCCACTGTTGTATCTATACTAACATCAACATTATCAACAGTAATACCTTGAGAAGAAACAAAAGAAACTATTTTCTCAGTGTCATTCGAATGAGTTTGATCAATCCCACCATCATAACCATAAGATAATGATCTGTCCTGATAGTATTTTAAAATCTTAGAATCTTTATCATATGATGCAACATAACCTTTTGCAATTCCAACTCCATCTATGTTTTGAGTTATTTTATCTCCAATATTGGGATTAAACTCTGCATTACCATCAATTGCGATTGAATATAAAGAAGAAAAAGTATTTGCTGTATATGTCACTCCGGTTCTTTTTCCGGTGGAAGAAAAAGTTTCTGGATTTTTTATAACTCCAACTTGTGAAAATTTAGTATCTGTTGGAAAGTCTTTTGTAGAATCATCAAATCTTGCATATAGTAAAACCTTATCAGCACCGAGTTCTTGATATATATCAAACCCATGACCTCTTGATGGTGGAATAATAGGTATTAATTTTGCTCCCGTTCCACTGGTTGGCATTTTTATTGATCCATATGTATATCCATATCCACCATTCGTTACAATTACTTTTGTTATTGTGCCATTTTCTACTGTTACACTAGCAGTTGCTCCAACTCCATCTCCTATTATGTCAGCATTAAAACTAGATGTATAATTTGTTCCACCTTGCTCAATATATACGGTTTTAATTTGATTACTATTAGAATCAGAATTTCCCCCATCTCTAATTGATTGAATTTCAGAATCGGTGCTAGTGGACCAATTATTTGGTAAAGTAATGTATTCGGTAGAATCAAATTTTATAATATCTGCTGGTAATATTTTATATAAGTATTTCCATTTATATCCATCACTATAAGAAACGGGTTCTATATCAGTATGATTTGGTTCTTGTGTTGATCCAGAAATAGTGGGACTTGTCCCCGAAGATCCATTTTCTATACAAATATAAACCTTATATTCACTCGTAACTACATAATAATTTGCACTATATAACCTTTCTGCATTTGATGCTGGAGATGGATTTCCGTCCCTATAATCATGCCTATACATGTCATAAGGGGTATTTGATATCCAATCGTATTTTTTTACAACTCTTCTAACATTCTCCGATGTTATTTTTTTGCCAAATAGACTTGTATCTCTATAATGTGACAAATAATCATAATTATCGATAGGATTATTTGCCGTACTAGTATTCCAATCAGTATTCCTACCAAATCCAGTTGCAGTTGGATTTGATAATCCTAAAAATGCATAATATGAATTATTACTGATAGAATCTACAAAAGAACCGGCATTCAATATTCTAAATTGATCTGTTACGAATGCAGCCATATTAATAGTTTTTTAGATATTTATACGATGATGTGTAGGTCAATTATTATAAGACTATTTTTGGAATTGCTCCCGTTTTTCTAATACCAAAACCTCTTCTCTGAATTGTTGGATATGTTGATAAACCAGAATAAGTTTTTCCGGTTACACCTATTGATATTGGATTGGAGGATCTAGTGCCAACTGATAATTTACCCCATGAATATTTTCCAACTGGATTTAAAATACTTCCAGTTGTCCCAATACCAATAATATCAGAATCGGATTTTACATTACATGTAATAATACCAATGTTGTCATTATTTGACCAATCTGATATACGATAGATATTATCAAAGAACGATGTTCCAATTCCAACAATTGCAGAATCCGAATCAATAATAGAAGTTACTCCATTGCCAATACGTGTATCAAAAATACAAATTGGATTTCCTGTTGCTATACCACTGAAATAATTTCCAGTAACATCGTGATAAACTTCAAATTTTAATGCTAAATCAGTTCCAATACCTGGTGCAGTTGTAATCCCTGTTACAATACCGGAAAATCCATTGACAATGGTAAATCCAGTAATTTTTTCATAGTTAAGATTTGGAGTTTCTGCAAATATTGATGGAGCAACCGTATATCCAAATCCCGAATTGGTAATAGCAACTGAGGAAACACTACCATTTGTTATAGTCGCTGTCGCAGTTGCAGTTGTTCCTATCCCAACTCCAATATTTGGTGGACTTGTAAATTTTAGAGATATTATTGTTTGATCGGATAGATATCCAGATCCAGAATTTACTGTTGTTATTTCACTGACAGTTCCACCAGCACCAATTGAAGCAGTAAATGCGGCAGCAACCGGATTTGTATCTTCAAAAATCAAAGCATCAAATCCTGTTGCGGTATCATCAGTAAACCCAGTATTTCCATCATTTGATGCAAATGTACCATCTTCATATTCAAATAGTCCCACAGAATCTACAAATATTTCAGTAGATGTAATATCAACATCTCCAATTATTTTTGATGTTGGTACGATTAATGGCTCAATAGAATCTCTTGATTTATAAACAAATTCCCCATTTATCTTTTTATCTTCTTTCTGTTTTGTCCAGGAAAGTGGTTTGTACACCGATTCGTTAATTCCTGGTCCAGAATATCTATTTGTTTCAAACTTATCTGAGAATGCTAAATTGTAAACAGTTCTTTTATTTTGTGTTTTAGTGTTCTGATCCGTATTGGTACTTATTACCTGAACAATATCTCCAGTTTTTATAGTGGGGAACACATTATCAACTACATTAGAATCAGTTCCGTCTATACCTTTATAGAAAAATATATCTATTTCATCTTCGGGCAATGGTGCTGATGCAAACACGAAAGATGTACCACCCTCAAAAATATAATTAACTCCAGGTTCTTGTATAATTCCATTTATAAAGATTATAAGAACATTATTAATATTTTTTTCAATTTGAGTATTCTTTTCAGTTTCGAAACTAAGAAGTTCTCCATTATATACGATTGGAAATCTTCTTCTCGTTCCATTTTGATATTGAGATATTGAATCCAAATAATCAAGTTCTCCAAATTCCCAAGCAGCAAAATTGTCGGAATAAGTATCAACAACAGTAATTGTAAAATCGGATATAGGAGAACTCAAACTGCCATGAGTTACTAAGCCAACTGGTTTAAATACATCACCTCTTTGGAATCCATATCCAGACCTAGAGAACTTAAATTCTTTGACTTCGAATAAAGTAGATCCTATTCCCGTAGTATTCACACCACCAACAATAATATCCATTAATAATCCAGTGCCAGTATCAGTTGTTGCGCCAATACCTCTTCTTTCAACTCCAATGATTGGTAAATTCTCATATGAGGGATCGGAAACAAAGATTTGCGGGTTGTTATATCCAGTACCACCATCATTATCTACACTAAATGTTAGTGTTCCACCAGCACCTACTGTAGCACTAATGACTGCTACATCTCCAGTATGTCCCTCCTCAAAGACACTAACACCAATAGAAACTAAACCATTATATCCAGAACCAACATTATCAGTTGTCCCAAGTCCAACAGATACGATGGATCCAGCAGCACCAACAACCGCAGTTACAGAAGCTCCTACAAGTGGTGCAAATCCAAGTCCAGGAGTGGAACCATATGATACTATGATGCCTCCTCTAGGCAATTGATTGAGATTAACATCATAGTCCGAAGTTATATAATCCTCCAATGTATCTGGTCTTTGAACCCCAGAAAAACTTATAGTTGTTATTCCAAGACTCTTATCTTCTTCAATTTCATAATTAAATTTTGTTGGATTGTTATCAGTTTTTGGTGATTGGTATATACTATTAATGAAAACCAGTCCACTAGCACCTTCAGTTCCAATTCCTGTTGTGTCGGCACCACCAACTTTTAATGTGTAGGTTTTGCCAATTCCAGTAAATTCATCTGATATATTATCATAAACTTTATTATCATCGTAATTTGATTTTAAGAAAACTCTTCCATTAAATTTAGAAGTTTCTGCATTAAAATTATTTCTTGTCCTATCAATTTGAGGATTTCCTCTTGGAGGTTCTGCAAAATGAATCTGATCATCTACAATATTAAATGCTCCTTTATAAACTCTTGCAGTAGTCGTGTCTGTGTGAGTTGATGCGGATGATCCAACAAATCCTCTCTTAACTTGTACTAAATTTAAAGATCCACCATATTCTATTGGACCAATATTTGTTGTTCCCAGACCCACATTTATAACATTCATATATTCATCATCTACCAACAATATATCATTAGGATTAATTGTTGATATCCCACTTAAAGATATAATATCCGTGCTAATTCCAACCTCTCCATCTATATTTCCATCTAATGTATGTTCTATTTTTGTAAATGCTATTGGATACTGAACTAAACCGTCAATAGAAATAATGCACTTACTATTTCTATTTGCCATTGTAAATCTGTGAGCATTACCAGTAGAAATTCCTGTAAATGTTACTGCAGATCCATCCTTTGTTTCTGATACTTTGAATGTATCATTTGTCAGTTTGATGGCGTAAACTGTAGGTTGCAGATATCCACCACCACTCTTTTCCATGGAACCTATTCCAACTCCTTCAATAGTAGAACCTGGAGTATAAATTAATTCTTCTCCATTCGCAAAAAAGTGATTTTTAATTGTAAATGTTCCGGTTGAAGCATTAAGTTGTGAAGAATCTCCTGGATTAAATGTCTTAGAAAAAATAGGTATATTATCATCTGTAAGTACGAAATTGGTTTTGTTAATTCTTTCAAGATTAATACCATTATAGAATTTTTCATCAATACTTTCTATAATAGAACCATATTCCAAGTCTCTGTGGTCATTGAGAATATCTAAATTTTTATACAAAGATTTGCTGAAAATTTCTATATCAATATCACCAGTCATATCAGAATCTGGATAAAATTTCAATATTAAATTATCAGAGGAAACCTCTGCTCCAAAAGTTCCGATTCCAGAAGATTCATCAAATCCATCTTCATCTTTGGATATAGCCAAAAATGGTAACTGCTGTACGATGATATCAGAACCATCATAAACCATCATTGTCTGATGAAGTGCCTGTGTTGCACCCATACTAACCTGAATAATTGATCTTGATGCATCAAACAGTGTTTTATCTATGGATAGTATAGTTGTGGATAGTCCTGAAGTTGTTGTAGAAAAACCGGATTCATAAATCGCACTTCTTTCTTGACCATCCAATTGAGCAGATGTATTATATCGATATGTTCCTATTCCAGTAGTTGTTGTCCCAAAACCAACAATAGTGCTTCGTATTAATAAATCATTTGAGTTACTATTCTCATGGGTTATACTTAAAATGCCATTTTCTATATTGGAATAAAAAGTTCCTATTTGATTTCCATTAAATCCACTTTTTTCAGATCCATCAACATAATACTCTGACAAGTATGTTGATGTTCCAGCACCAACAACATATAATTTAGTATAACTAGAATCTAATGTAGTGCGATTTATTATATGTGAATTGATATAGAGGGAGTTATATGATTCAGAGTCTACTGAGATTATAGTTGCCGTTCCTACACCAACTGTTGTTCCCAAACCAACAACTGTCGATCCAGTCAAATCAATAAATCCTACAGACTGTGTTCCTATTCCAGACTCCTGAGAATTAAAGACTTGTCTAATTATTTTTAGATCATAATCACTATTGTATGGATCTTCAGGAACAAATCTTAAAAATGTTTCCCCAAATTCATTTGTATTTAATTGAAAATCTCCAAATTTATTGTTATCAAATCCATCAGTAGTTCCAATTCCTGCTATTGATTCATTTTCAACAATAAAGTTTTCTTCTCCATCACTTAGAATGGTAATATCAACTAATTGAATTTCATGATTTTTTTCGGGATTAACTACTCTAATTAAAAAATTGTGATAAGGAATATCATCAATTTCTTCTATATTTAAAAACTCGCTTGGTGGTATTTCGGTGCTGGAAAATTGGTTACTAATATCATCAATACTCAAAACATTCATACTCTCTTTTAATTCAGTATAGTTTGTGAGTTTCTCATTTTTTAATTTCAAGAATTTTGATCTTGATCCCACTACATCCTGATCAATAACTAAATCGAAATTATTAATAGTATCAACTCTATGCTCACTTGTCAAATCTTTAATGATGGTGAGTTCATTCGAAAAAGTAGTAAATCTAGATAATGAACTCTTTATTATCTCAGTATCTGCAAAATTTTTCATCCCACTTACATGAACTAAATTTTCAACTGGAGATTGTTGATCTCTATATGTAATAGGACTTTTTATCGAATAAGAAAGATTTTGATAATAATCATTATTAGGAGTTAATTGATAATCTTCACTCAGTTTTCCAGTTTCATTATTCCATCCAATATTTTTTAAGTTAGAATATTTTACATTAAATATTCCGTCATTAGATACTAAATCTTTGATAAGTGCTATATTTCCAGAATCATTTCCAATAATTGTTTCTCCAATAGACAAATCATAAAAACCGGAAACTTTCAAAGATGCATCATTGCTTTCAGTTACTTTTAAATCCCTAATTATTCCATTAGATGATAATTTTTCTCCAACTTTAAATGTGGATGGTTTTTGTAATATTTCAAAAACTGGATAGTCCGACTTTTTAATAATTGTTGCACTAAAATCTTGAACTATTTTCGCAGTTCCTATATTTGATGTTAATTGATCAGAAACTTCTATTGTTACAGTGTCATTAACACCAGTATTATCATAATTAGTTACCTTTAAAAATCTATATCCATAATCAGATGAATTAAATCCATCACCAATAGATCCTGATTTTTGTATTCCTTCTACAAAAACTTCATCTCCTTCTTGGAATGGATCTTGTCTAAAAGTTGATATACCAAGAATTGTTGGTGTTGATATTGTACATTTAAAAGTATTTGAAGTTAGAGTTTCAACCTTTTCTACAGATATTCCATTACTGTTGTTAACTGTAAATATTTCCGTTCCAACATCCGGTAATCCTTTTGGTTCCGAATTGACTCTAGCAGAAACTATAGAAGAACCTACAATTGTAAAATCTATTAATCCTGAGTTAATAACACTCCTATCGGAGGAATTTATTAACACATAATCTGGCAATTCAACATATCCCTTACCTCCACTAATAACGGTGATTTTTTCTATAGTATTTGAATTTTCCAATACTATTGTTGGAGAAGCTAATACTTTAGGTCTTAATGTTTTGTCTGAAGAATATGTAAATCTATCATTAATTGTTCTCAGTTGACTTATGCTTCCAATTTTTTTGGATCTTGGAATAATAGTTAAATTATCTCCGAAAGAAGAATTTGTAGACTTTAAAGTTGGAAGTTTTTTATATGAATTTCCCGATGAAATGATATTTAAAGAATTAACGGGTCCAGATGATCCTATTGAAACTGTAGAATATTCTAATATATCACATTCTGTAGAAGAATATGAAACTCTTTCTGGAGACTTTGTGAGATTTATATTAAATGTTGTTGTTCCAATTCCACTAATTGTATATGAATTATTATATGTACTATCTACATATAGAATTTCATTATTATTAACAACTTCAATGTTACTGGTGCTGATATTTCCAGATTTTTCTAAATTATAATAAAGTTTATATGGAATAGAAGAATCATATTTGAGTGTTAATGAAGCATCGATAGAAACACCAACCGTTCCTACTCCAGAAACGTTAAATGTTGAAGTTTTTCCAGTGGACTTAAATTCGTCTTTAAAATTTTCATCCTTATATATTTTAAATTCATATCCTTCTAAACTTGAATCACTTAAATCAAATACTAAATCATTATTTTTAATTACCTTTATTTGGGGGTTAATTATTGATATTGATTGACTCGATCCCCCAGTATTTGCAAAACTAACTATATTTTTGGTTTTTCCAAATACATCAAGATAAGTTTTTCCAAATTCTATATTATCATCATCAACTTTGTGTACAAAATATTCTCCATCATCAACCGGTTTTGTTGAATCATCACTTGAATATAAAATTTTATCTCCAGTTTCTAATCCATGAGAGTTTAATGTAATGTAGTTAGTAGAAGTACTAATATTTGAAGAACTAAATCCAATCGGATTAAAAACCAATGATCCCAAAGTATTCAAGACTCTTATAGCAGTTGAAGTTCCTATACCAACACTCAAATTTGGTTGAACATTTAACGTTATACTATCTCCGTTAGAAAGATTATGAGATGTTGAAACAGAAACTGTAGTTTCATTTTTATCAACATTTCCCAATAATTGAATAAAATTAGATTCTAAAGAATATTTGTCACTATCATCTCCATTATCGTGGAAAAATAATTCTTGTCCCCCAATTTCAGTTTTTAATCCAATAATATTTGGACCTTTATTGATAGCAAAAACATTTGATGGTGATGGAAGACCAGTTGATGATCCCCCGTCTGTAGAAATTTGCAATCCAGTTGTGTCTGATGTGACAACAAGTGGTTGATTTGTTTTAAATGGGTGATTTTCAATGTAAATAGATCTTGCAAGAATTTGTCTCGTCTCATTTGTCTCACCAAAAACAAATGATGTTGAATATCCAACACCAGTATTGATACCAACACCTACAGATTCTTTGGGATTAAAAAATACTTTATCATTTACTTTAGAATTAAATTCATCTACCGATTTTAGAAATGTAAATGAATCTGGCAAAAATGTGACCGCAGTTCCAACAGTATGAGATACACCTGTGGCACCTCTCTGAACCCTTAAAATATTTTTATCTCTAAATGATCCCAGAACGCTTAAAGTTTCATTTCCAATAGTAATACTACTTCCTACAGATATTTGATTTGGAATTGGAAAAACATATATCTCGGTTGTAAATCCGACAGCAGCAGTGGATAATATTGTAGAGATACATCTTCCCGTGTCATAAGAAGGGACATTAATTCTATAAGTCCCATTTAAAAATGGTGAACTTCCAAATCCAGATATTGTAACATAATCTAAATTTTTAAAATTATGATATGGTAAAACCGATACTTTTATTTCATTTTTAGATTTCCAAGTAAAAACTGAATTAGTTTCGGATATAGAAGTTGTTTCTATATTAGTAATACTTTTACCTTTTACAGAAGCAACTTCAACTTTTAAACCATTTCCAGATGTTCCTGTATTATCAAAAATAAGTTCATCTCCGACCTTATAATTTTCTCCAGAACTTTGAATATCTATGGTTTCTATAGGTCCGGATGTTACAGAAACAACTTCAACTTCTTGTCCTAAAACATCACTAGTCTCATTAATAAAATCATAGTCAGAATTCTCTTCAGATACTTTATATGGTAGAGTATTTCTTAACAAATTTGAATTATTAAAATCAAAAGATTGGTCTAAATCAGAATCTGAAATTAATTTTGATTTATATACATTTCCTATAAAATAAGGAAATTCTTCTGTAGTATGATATGCATAAACTCCATTAGGAAATTCTGGAGTTTTTTCATATCTTCCATTGTATTGATCTAAATCCTTTCCTGCAGTAAATTTATAATCTTCTACGAAGAAACCATTACTAAATCCAGATGGTCTATCATCAACGTTTGATATATCTAAGACATATCCAGATTCCAATTTTTTCTTAACAGAATCTCTATTTTCGGGGTCACTATGTCCACGAGAATTATAAATTGGATTTCCGTCATATGCCCATCCAATTATTTTAAGATCACTATCATCATCTCCAAAAGATGTTTTTAATTTATCAAAATAACTTAAAACAGAATATTGTAATTTGTCTTTTCCTTTTTGTAGTGATTCTCCCGAAGAAAATCTTGCAACTTTATCATTAAGTTGTAGTTTTCTTATATTTGAATTAATGATTTGTTTTTTGCCGGAAGGTACTATTTGGATTTTTGTTGTTTCTTGTAAGTATCCCGTACCGGCATTAATAACTTTAACCTCAGTTATTTGACCATTATTAATTACAGCTCTTAATTCTGCTCCCGTTCCAGATCCAGAAACAATCAAATCTGGAACTGAATAGTATTCAATTCCATTATATGCAACAACAACACTATCAATAGATCCATTTACAACAACAGGTTTCAGTTCGGCAAACCTACCATTTTTTACAGAAATCCTAGGATTCTTTTGATAATTTAATACTGTAGAACCATATCCAGTTCCATTTTCATACAAATACGTATCAATTATACTTCCTTTTACAACAGGAGTCGTAACTAACTTTTGAGTCTCGGATGTAGTTCCTAAACCTACAGGATTATATTCAATAGAAACTGAAATATCTGGATATTTGAAATATTGATATCCATTACCAGTGCTTTGCAAATTTATATAATTTTTTGTTTCATAATTAGATGTTATTGTTCCCCCAATTCCGGCATCACACAACCTAAAAGAATCATTATCAACTTTCAATATCTGATATTGATTTGCTGAATTTAATCCAGTTATACTAGTTGTTTCATAATCATATTCTATAATTTCACCATCATTAAAATTATGATTTTTAAAATTAATCGTATTTCGAGTTGTAGATATTCCTGTAGGTTTAACAATTAATTTTCTATTAGTATATCCTTCACCTTCATTAAGAATTTTTACGTATGAAACTTGTTTTTTTGATGCTAGTGTTGAAAATTTATGAAGACCTCCAGTCCCCGTATATATTCCAACGGTGTTAATTCCCGCTTGCTGATCTTCGAGAGTGTTAAAAAGTGTTATTGCTCTTGCACTATCTACATTGGCATAATATACTGAATCATTTGGTAGTTTGTAATTATTAATTACCGATCCAAGAAGTATAGGATCATTTCCTAAAGAATTATAGACAATTTGCTCCCCATTTGAAAAATTATGATTTTTTAAAAATAAAATTTGATTAGTGCTTCTTACAACTCCACCACCATTAGTAAATGATTCCCCATCAAATAAAACTTCTCTAGACTTCTGTACTAATACTGGTTCAATAGAAGCTCCTTTACCATTTCCACCACTTATACTGATAGATGTGATATTATTAATATTATAATCCTGAGAGTCTATATATACTTTTTTTAGTGATCCACTAATTACTGGTTGAATTTTTGCAGTATTTCCTGCTCCTACAGCAACATCAATTAAAGGTAGATTAATTACATCAAAATCTTCACCTCCGGATAAAATTTCAGTACTTTCAATGGGTCCATAATATACAAAATCTTTAGATTTATAATTACTAATTTCCACACCATTTATTAGCATTCCCGTGTATCCGGGCAAAGTTTCTGTACCCAATCCATTTTCAATATTTTTTTCCAAAGGAAACTTTCTCAAAATTCCCTGTATTCCAAGATTTTTATCTATTTGAGAACTTAAAATAAAACTATGAGTTCCAATACCAGAACTTGGTTTTTCGAAAGATAAATTGTTTCCAGATTCTATCAAATTTGGAGAGGCATATAATTTAAAAGATCTTGAATCTTCTGCCTTTTCAACATAATAAAATCCAGTAGAGAGACCAATTAATGGTTCACTTTCGGAAGAATAATATACTTTATCCCCAGTAATGAATGGAATATCGGGTCCACTTGCTAATGTTTTAAACTGCGTAAACTTATTATTTGAATCTTTACCACCAATATTGTCAGTGTTATTAACATTGAATGCTACAACTGAGGCATCAATCTCATATCTATACAGACCCTTCTCATCTTTTATATCTTTTACATCTATAGTCTGTGATGGTAAAGAATTTGATGCCACATATGCATATTCTTCCCCATCTACGTACAAATTCAATACGTCAGATAATATAGAACCACTTTTAAAATTTTCACCAGATTCTGATGATTTATTTAATTTTCTTCTTAAATCATATGAAGTCTTTATACTTAAATTTGGCCTATTTGTAAGAGTTAAAGTATTTTTTCCAGAATCAATAGTTTCAATAGAAACAGTACCAGAAGTAGATTTAACTACTGTTTCACTATTTTTTTCTAATATCTCAACCTCATCTCCAAATTTTAAACTGGATTTATTAATAATAGATTCTAACTTTATACCCAAGTTTCCACTTTCACCTGTAGTGAATTTGTGTCTTGTACTTGTATTGTAAATCCACGAATTTGAAAATATTTCCTTCCAGTTATTGGAATTATCTTTTATCTTATCACCTATATTTTTAACTAATAAAATATCTCCTTCACTAACTTGAAAATCTTCAGATTCTTCTACTATATCATCAGTAACCCCAAGAAGAATTATCTCAACTTTTTTTGATGTGTCTCCATCTTCATATGAAAAATAAGTATCTTCAGATGATACTTCTGAAGTTTTTGCAAACTCTTTTACTCCAGAACATCCAATAAACTGATTAACAGTTTTTTTGCTATATGAAACTTTATTATTTTCGCAATTAATGCTTCCAGATTCTGGAAATCCTACAGTAGAATCAACAGTCAATATTGTATCACCTTCATTTGAAGATTCTACTAATTTTGTATTTGGAGTAATAATAAAATTTCCTTGAGTAGAAGATACTTTATCAGTATTTCCAACATATAACTCAATCTTATAAAAATCTTTTTCCTTTCTAGTAAATTTTTCTATAAAAGATACTGAAGCGTTTGTATTTAAATCATTACTTTTAAATAAAGTCTGTCCAGATATTTTTAACGGATCTCCTGATATTACTTTTGCAGTACAAACTTCTCTTCTTACATAATTTGCAGAAGATGGTTTTATTAGATAATTCTCTAAATTTATAATAGATGGAATTTCTCCAAAAATAACTTTAAATAATATTTTTATGGATTCATCTGTACCTTTAGACTCATAAAAATCTTTTGCTCTTTTTATAAAATTACCAACATCCAGTTTTTCAGATAAAGTAATATCTTCCAAACCAGGAGTAAAAGTATATTTTAATTTCTTATAAAATTCTTTTAGAAATAAAGAACTTAAATTTTGAACAGTTGATCCAGCAGAATGTGCTTCTGCAGTGGAAGTGGAAAATACAAGTTCTTCTTGGTTTAAATCTTGATGATAATCAGTAATTCCACTAAAACCTCTAATACAACCAGTAAAACTATTTGTAGTTAATCCGGTGTATGTAATAATTTCATCGTCGATTTTAAGAATTCCATATTCATTTGGAAATCCCTTTGTACTAGAGACACTGATAACAGTAGAATCTGATAATAATTCTACTTCTAAAGTCGTATTATCTACAATAACTTCTGGTTTTAAGTTATCAACCTTTAAATATTGATCAAGGTTGTCTGTAATATCAGAAGGTCCACCCTGATATTCTTGCGAAATATAATATTGCTTTAAAAAGTCAACTGTTTTAGGACTTTCGTCCAAAATAAAACTTGGAATCTGGCTATTGATAAGGTCTTGTACCTTTACCTTAGATTCAAATCCAGTCTGTATCATATTATTCTCTTATTAAATTTCCGTTTGAATAACTTGAAGTATAAAAATCATTGACAAATCTGGTTCCAGATATTTCATCTCCAGATGCAATCACATCTCTTACCATATTTATTGAGCTTTTAGAAGTATCTAATGAGATATACAAATCTCTCAGTCCCACTACATCATTGGACTCTGGGAAAGCCTGTATTTCTATCAAACCATTACTTAAAGAAGTTGATGTTATATTTACCGTACCTAAATTTATTTCCCCCTTTAGGTAATCCACTGTTCCTGCAGATTTTACAATAACCCTTACATTATCAGAAGAAACTCTTTTTACAATTGACAATACTCCAGTTTTTAAATCTGGATTTGGAACATCCGTCAAATATACTGTACCTTCTTCACCTGCAATATTAAATCCTGTAGATTTAATATTATATCCCTTCTCATTTACATGAAATCTATTTCCATAGCATAGTTCATATTGTGCAAACACATTAAAAACCGGTCTCAAATCTCTACGAATAATAATTTTTGTAATATTTGATGTAATTGAAGTGCTAGTATTGTCAATAACCTGTTGCATTTTACTATATTTAAATCTTCCACCAAATTTATTTACATCAAAAGACTGAGAATATTTTTCAATTGAATTTGTAACTAATGCTTTAAGTGAGTTTGGAGATGATGACTGTGAATAATTATAATAAACATAACTATCAAGTTCAACGTAAAGTATTTTAAGATCTACTATTTTTTGATTTATTCCAGAAATTGAATATTGTTTTATTTTAGAAAGTATTTGAGATTTATCAAAGTCGGAAACAAATGTTCCGTTCTTTGGTTTAATGCTTATTTGAACCGTCCCAAATTCTGGTGGATCCAATTCTTCTCCACCGACAATTGATACCGATTCCGTATTTGGGTATATTTTTTTTATAATAGATTCATAATCTCTTGATGTAACTGCTCTATATTGGGAGGAGTATAATTTGGGAGCAAAGTACTTAATCGAATCTATCGATTCAATTTCTCCACCATTGATTGATGATTGATTTGTTGTTACTACAACTGTACCTGGATCTATGATATTGCCTAAAGAATCTTCTAAGGTTCCAGAAAAAGAAAAATTGCGAACTCCATTACCATCTCTTCCATCAGTTACAATATAATTTGCAGTAATGACTGTTCCATCACCAGAATCTCCCAATTTTTTACCAATTAAATCATCACCAAATCTTAATTCATATTTTTCATCTTGAACTTCATTGAGAAAATAAACTCTGGAATTTTTTCCAATATTAAATATATTTTCAGACAATGAGTATTCTAGTCCAAGTCCACTTGCATTAGTTTTTTTAACATAAACTTTAACTGTTGAGGTATCAATGAATGAATTATCTAAAATAAATTTTTGATTCAATGATCCATCATATATGAATTGATTTGTTAAGAATATTCCCTGATAAACATCAATGTTACTGAAAGAAGCTACACCATTTTCAACATTCACTACAATGTCTTCGGGTACTGCAAAAGTATATGAAGTGTCACTTACATTCCCTACACATACTATTCCTGCTTTAAGAGTAAGTGTAGTAGTATCTAAATCACTTATTGTAAAAGATATTTGCGCTTTTGATGCATTTCTAGATCTTGGAACGTATCCAATATTTCCTGCAAGAGAAACAACATTTTCACGTAAAGTTGCTGAATCTAAAAAAGATTCGTTCACAACCATATTGGAGTTAAATGCTGTAATATAGGTATTATATGCTAATATGTCAATCAAAACTGACATATTGGACCCTTCATAATCAAAGTCCTTAAAGTCACTGTTTGCACGAAGATAATCCTTAATGGATGTCTTTATCTGATCAAAATCTAGATTTGTATATTTTGTAAAAGGCATTTTATCTGGTTGCCTCTAAGAGGAATGAATATTCTTGTCTTGGAAACTCTTGACCAACAATATCAAATACTATAGTTACATCAAAGGCATTTTGATCAGGATATGGATTTACTTCAACAATCAAATTTGCCACTCTTTCTTCGAAGTTATTAATTGCTATTTCAATCTGATCTCTAATTATCGATGCAGTACCAAAATCAACAAATTCAAATAAACTCCTTCTTACATCAGATCCTAATAAAGAATTAAAAAATCTCTCAGTCGGTAATGTTTCTACAAGATTTCTTACCGAACGACGAATTGCACTTTCATTTTTTAAGACGGGGAGATCATTTGTAATTGGATGAGGCTCGAAAGATAAACTAATATCCTTAAATGACCTCGATATCCTTTGAGATGCCATTGTTAAAGAGTTTTCTTAATTTTATTTATACCTTATTCCTGAAGATTCTTTTGATTTTCTTCTAAATCATCGTGCATGATCTCTTGAATTACCCTTTCTTTATTATCCTTAGTATTTTTTGATAATGACCAGTAATCTGTCGTTAAACTTGTAGTTCCCCATACTTCTCTCATATAGTTTTTATCTCTATCTACAGGTAAGTTTCCCATTTTTGCTCCTGATTTGTGAAAATCAGAACTTTTAGAGGGGTTGCTATCCCTTTTTTTATTTATTTTCGCGTTCTTTTGCCGTTTTCCAAAAATATTCATCCTCACGACCCATTCCAAGTCGTTCATTTCCATTTTCAACTTGATAATATTGAGTTGAAACCTTAAAATCGGGTATTTTTGGTTCAACAGGAGTTAAACTATTGTCAAAAATACGTAATCTGTTGTTTGGATAGAGTGCATATTGTCCATTTTCAAGTTCAATTAGGTTATGAGACTTATGTTCGGCAGGATTTTCACTCGTTGCCCAGTCAACATAGTCTGGATCATGATGATAATTATCAATTGTGCAGATATAAGTGCCTTTTACATTACCATGATCTCTTGTATAGCACTCAAAGTCCATTGAACCAATAAATTTCTTATCAACCGAGACGACTCCATAATCCATACAATTCCAAAACTGAAGATTTGGTAGGTTCATGTCAGGAGAAGGGGTCTCAGGGTCCGAGACAAAGGCACTGATGGGCAATTTATCGTACATTGCCGCATACTCTGGTAAATATGTCTCAAAATAAAAAGCACGTCCAGGTATCGATTTAACCGATACCCAGACGCCTTTGACAAACTCACCATGCCCATTTTGATGATCTGTTAGATATTCTTTACGAACCCACACTTCCACTGAGGGAAGATTTGCGATCAAACATGCCATGGTAATCTTTACATTTCTAAATGTATATATTACCGTCCTTGACCACGATACATCTTTCGTTTTCCATTGCGAGACGTAGCGGCATACTTAGTATTCTTACCACTCCCCTGACGAGTTTTCTTCGGCTTACCCGGCATAAAACCGTCTTTAACCAAACCAACTTTTGCACGAACTGCCATAATAACTCCTTAAATTTTAAACATTTTTGTCTCAAGATCTTGAGGTCTTGGAGAACCTTTCTGATAATACTCTATCGAAAGGTTCTCCATAATATCAAAGTATTCCTCCTGTGTCAATCCTTTATACAGAACCTCCCCTTTATGGAGAATTGTATACTCTGTCTCTGACATCAAATCACACGAGTCTTTTCGTGTCCAACGCGAATGCGAGGATCACACCAAATCTCAAATCCTGCTTCCTTTGCATCCAGACAGAAACTTACATCCTCTCCACACATGTCCTGAACCTCTCCAGACTCAAAGACTTGCATCTTTGGTGCAAACCATGGATACTTCATCTCCTCGTTCTCAAAGACTCCGTGCTTAATCAATAACCATCCAAATCCTGCATAGTCAACGGTAAATGGTTTGCGACGCTTTGAAATACTCTCCCCAGTCTCATGATTCATTACACCACCATTATTACGGAAGTCTTCCTCTTCCATCCAATGTGCCACACTCGTCGTGCGACCGTCCTCTGTCATATACCATCCACTCGCAATATCCTTGTCCATCAGAATTAATTGATAGAACTTCTCTGTGTTAAACACAATGTCACTATCAATCCATAACTGCCAATCATACTTTAACTTGCCATCCCAGGGAATTTGATCCGGTCCTCGCAGTACATTCGCACCAAGACACTTGCATCTTGCAAAGTTTACCATGGAGGAATAATCCTGCGAAATCTGAATACTTCCCCCTGCTTGTACAATGTCAAAACAAAGTTGTACAAAATTTTTGAGATATGTGTAGGAGACTCCTCTACCGGGAAGGCAAAATACAATGCTCTTGCCTCTGATCATCTCCCTTGCCTTATCATAGTCCCATTCTTGAGTGCTCTCTGATGGTTTGGGTGCCTTTGCTTTTACAGTAAATCCTTTTGCCATAATTCAGTAACGTTACTTCAGTATCATAACACTCTATCTATACACTGTCAATATTCTCACTCTTCAATATCACGAATTACAATACAATCATTCTCAACCTCGATGTTTACTTCTACTCCCTCGTACCATCCATTCTCATCACATATCCACTCAGGGATTATTACATAGTGCTCCCCAGTTACTGGATCGACCTCTATAGTCGTAAAATTTTCTTGCGGATTTTTTTGCATATCTTTTAACCCTGTTGTCATTTTTTATATATGAAAAATTTTTTTTATGAAAGAGAAATAAAGAGGTCGATCTGGGTCGTTTATAGCTTAGGGAAGTTGGGGGTTTTATATACGGGGCATCGGGCACGGCGGGCAACACATAAGGGGGCATAATACCCCCTACTGCTGATTCACGAACGAATGACTATGCTGTTAACAACCTGCGAATGTCTCTCTCTATTTGATTCAATGAGTGACGGCAGGAAGGTGTTGCTGATGTAGAAATTTTCTTTCCTGTGTGATGCCTCCAAACTAAATGACGTTTCGAACGATGTAACTCAAACCCATGAGATTTCATGAGTTTGGTGAGTGCTTTCTGATGTTTCATGATGCAACGGAGAACTTAGAATTGTTGAAGTTAGCAACACTGAAACGTTGACGATCTACCAGTTTGAATGTTCCGAACTCACTGTCCATAACGTAACCCTCTGCAGAAATTTCATCCTGCCCAATGAACGCACGAGGTCCAACATTGCGACACTGATTCAGCAATTCTTCCTTCAAAACTATCATCAACCCATACAGGTGGCAGAGATTAGCATTGCCCAGGAAATCGTCGTCTGTGAGTGCCCAACCGTTACGCAGGGCACTGTTAACATTTTGCTTGATTTGCTTTGCTTCTTTATCAGTCACGAACTCAGTCTTAGACATCACCTCACGGATCAAATCTACGATCGGGGGAATCTCAAACCCATCCGCACCTTCGAAATAAGAACCCGACCAAATGTAGGTCTTAGGTTTCACGAACTTACAGTAAAATGTGTCGGTGATGATGAACTTCATCGGGAACGCAATTGCACCCCTTAAATCATCATCAGCAATGTAGAAGGTGTGAGGTGCAACGATGATTTCCTGAGAGATTACCTCATCGAACTTGTAGGTGATTGTGTTCGGGGTATACTCATCAGATCCACCGAATCCGATAAAATCCCCTTGGAAAATGCCATTTGAATGAGGCAACCAATCAAAACAAGAGTGCAGAATTGTTGCAACTTCACCGACGTGGTTCGCATCAATTTCCTCATGAGATTCGTTGATTTTGATTTTAACTTTGTTGAAGACAGATTTGGTGCCAACGAAGAAGTTTCCGGTGGCAGGATTAGTCCCCCAAACGATTGCCGGGGCACCATCAATCTTGGTAGAAAGATTAATCTCAGACTTGAGAGATTGCAGGAACGAAGTATCACCTGTGAGGATGGTATCTTCGGGGTGTTCGATGTGAAGGTTTTGAGTCATAATGAAGAAGAAAAATGAAAACAATTGAGGGGGGATTGAACCCCCTTAGTTGTTATCAAGCAAGAAGAAGATCGTTGGAAAGAGTGCCCAGTTTCATAGAGTTACGAAACTCAGTGACAAAGAACTCAGTGCCATTGTAGAGACGAATGAACCACTCATAGTTCTTCTGGAATACACTCTCACCTGCGATTGCGTGTTCTGAAAGAATAGCATTCAGACGGGATTTGGTGGTTGCAGATTGATAACCACCGTCCCACAAACGAACTCCGAAGTCACCAACTTCTGCAATCTTACCACCGTGGAGATACACTGTGGAAGTGTTAGTTTCAGGGTCGAAAGTAACAGCAGTGTTACCAGATTGCCAGTTGATGCTGTTAGTGATAGCATCGTTCATCTGCTGTTCGATCTTACGCATGAGAGAGAATAGAAAGGGACTGGGGTCGTGGGGGGTGTGCTCCCCTCCACTCCTATACAATACACGGTTTTAGGGGTCGTGCCAAAATCGTGTGACACCTATTCGATCGTCCACCCGCGGCTCCGATTCTCAATAATAAAAATACTTGAGAATCGACACGGTTAGTGTTAACGAAGAGGTTGCAGTTTCACAACCTCAGGCACACTATGATCCTCCCTCACAGTGTGAATGTGAAAGTGAAGATTGTTGCGTTGGCATATTGCAATTGCCTCTTCTTTACTGGCACTAATGTATGCCAACTGATCACGCATAATGTGACCATTAGGACGTTCAAAACGACCGGAGATGATGAACTTAGTTTCTTGCATTAGTCGTAGGGAAAGAATGAGGAACGGGTTGAATCTGTAGTGTAGGGGATGTCATAATCCTCCCCAAACATTTGATAGTAGAGTTCACTGAAGATGGCAAAATCATCAGGTGTTTCGCCATTCCAGATTTTGAGGATTTCTTCGTAATTCATATCACTCACCGAAGAATGCAAAGTGTGCATCGAGGACGAAATCTATCACCTCATCGGTAGCACTCACGTCGAAACGTTCGCAATACCAATCGACTGCCATTTCTGCAGATGCCATAGTGTCGAACATAAAGTTCTGGAGTTCAGTGAGACGATCGGTTTCGATTGCCATTGTGCAGGGATCTTTGAAGGTGGTTTTGTTCATGTGTCTACAATACACGATTTTGGGGGTCGTGCCCATTTTGTGTGACACTTAGGCAACCGGTCGCCGCGGCCAATCAGTTTGTATCACTTTCCTCCAAAATGTGTGGGTAGTATTCTTTCACCTCTTCTAGCAATTCTGCGTCCGAATACTTATCATAACTTTCACTCATGTTATCGTAAAGAATTGCCATCATAGTTTTGATGTCCATATCATCCAGGATTTGCTGGATCATGTTGTCTTGAAGTTCAGAACGATTCATGTCAGTTAGCGGGAAAGTTTTTGCAGACAGCATCACACAAGGTGCGGATAAGATTCTCACAATCCTCGGGATATTCGTCACCCCAAGTTGCAACGAAGAATTCCTCTACGATACAATCAATGTCCTCCATAAGTTGTTCACGTTGGGTCAACATTTCCAGATTAGTGTTCATTTTGGAATAGGTGAAAGTTGATACGAAAGACATCAATAATCAGTATTTCCGTTGATGTAACCTTCTACGTCAAACTTATCATCTTTCTCCCATTCTTCTTTCCACTCAATGACATCGAAGATCTCACCGGGAGCATCTTGAATTTCAGACCAGAGTTCATCAAACATGGTGCAATTCCTGACGACTTGATAACAATACACGA